TGCTAATTCTTTCTCAAGTTCTTTGCAAAAGTCGTCTGCGATGCAGAAAATTTCAGTAATTTTGTCCTTGCTAATCATTAGTAATTTGTTTTTTGTTTCACTATAAAGTTACTAATAATCAATGTATTAGCAAAGGGTAAAACGAACTATTTTAGCTCGTTTTACCCTATTTTTTACGCAATCCTTATCCCGAACTCGCGTATGTAGGTAAGTTCAAAGACCACTGGCAGCACATGGTTTATCCATACTGTCTGATGCAGAACGGAAGTGATGTAAGGTCATTTGAGTATAATATTACGGACTTCAAATCAACCTATACTGAAAGCTACACTTTCGTACCGGCACGGGATATACCTGTCCTTATAAATCATTGTGAGGACTTTATCCGGTTCTTGAATGACAACAGAGATTTGATAACCGATAAGAAAATTTTTGCAGAAGACTAGATAAATGGATGAAATTGAATACAATGGAAGGATTTATGAGCTTAGAGGTGAACAGAATGGACTTCTGACCTATCTTACTAGAGATTGTGCCTACGCATTGATAACAAATGAACGGCGAAAAATTCTGATGGATATTAGAGTTAATTCGTCAAATCTTCTATCTATATGATTATGCCTAATCAAATAACCGGACGGCTGGTCTATATTGGCCAGCCCCAAGAAATCCCATCCAAAAGCGGTGGCAACCCGTTTGTGAAACGTGAATTTATTCTTGATGCCACAACCTATGACCCCTATACAGGTGAACGAAGCCAGTACGAGAACATTCTACCTCTTGAAGTAAGTGGTGACAAATGTGCCGAACTTGACCAGTTCAGAACCGGTGACGTAATAACGGTTTCCTTTTCCCTCCAAGGTCGGGAATGGACAAATCAGGACGGACAACTAAAACGTATGGTGTCCATCCGCTGCTATAAACTGGAAGGCCGTCAGCCAATGCACCAGCCAGCATCCGTGCCAGCACAGCAACCGGCACCGTCACAAACGCCACCCATGGTACAGGCGTTTCCACCTGATGTAGATGCGAATGGAAATCCCAAAGATGACTTACCGTTCTAGCCTATGAGCATATTCAATCTGAAGAATGAATACGATATACCCAAGTTCAAGGCTTATGTAAACAAACTGTTCCAGGAGCGGGCGGTTGTGGAAGTGAGAAAGAAGCTGCCCAACCGCACGCTCGCCCAGAACAGATACTTCTATTTGCTTCTAAATTGGTTCGCAAGTGAAACAGGTTATAGTGTAGAGGAAGTTAAAATCGATATTTTCAAGAGGTTATGTAATAGGGATATATTCGAGAAAGAAAAGACGAACAAAAAAGGAAAGATTATAAAAACTTTGAGAAGCTCGTCTGAACTGAGTACGGGAGAAATGACTCTCGCTATTGAAAGATTTCGGAATTATTCTAGTGCTAAAGCAGGAATATATTTACCAAGTCCTAACGAGAATGAGTTTCTATTACATATTCAACAAGAGATAGAAAAAGATAAAGAATTTCTAAGCTATGGGGATGGGTGAGAATTGGAAAGATATATCCGGATATGAAGGTTTATATCAAGTATCAGATATGGGACGGGTTAAATCTATATGCAGTCATGTAAGGCTTCAAAATGGCGAGTTAATGAAAAAGAAACCACATATTTTGAAACCACAAAACAGATGTGGATATAGATGCGTAAATCTATTCAAAGATGGAAGTATTCATACAGTAAACATTCATCGTTTAGTGGCTGAATCTTTCTTGCCTAATCCTCATAATTATCCAGTTGTAAATCATAAAGATGAAAACAAAACAAACAACAATGTAGGAAATCTTGAATGGTGTAGCCATGCTTACAATCTTAATTACGGTACAGCTAAAAGACGTAGAGCTATATCGCAAGGAAAGGTGGTTCTTCAATTGGATAAAAATGGAGTTTTGATAAAACGCCATTTAACATTGATGGATGTTTATAGAGATACTGGTGTAGATTACCGAAATATTTCACTTTGCTGTTATCATAAAAGAAAAACTGCTGGTGGATATTGTTGGAAGTTTGAATAATAAATTAAATCGAACGTAACAAAGAGTTTATTTGACTATGGACAAATTTTTAGGACAAGACATCCCTGAACAGGAACGATGGCAGTTCCTTCAGGACAACGCCGATGCGGTAGAGAAAATCGGATATACTCACCGATTCACCCCCGAAGAACTGGCTCAGAAGAAAGAAACTTTGGCCGAGGTATCAATCACCATCAACGATGTTGAGTTGGAGAAGAAAGAGGTTATGGAAAGCTTCAAAGAACGATTGAAGCCTTTGAATGAAGAAAAGCAGGAACTTCTGGACCATATCAAAAGAGGTTCAGAGTTCGTAGCCAACGAGGAATGTGCCAAATTTCTCTACCACAAGGAGAAAATGGCTGGATTCTACAACAAGTTAGGTGAACTGGTTTATAGCCGCCCAATCATGCCACAAGAAATGCAGAAGACAGTATTTAGTATTAACCGTAAAACTGGAACAGAATCATGAGTGAAAACAAAATCAATTTGGTAGTACCGAAAGAGTACAATGGTACCCCCATCGAAGTAGTATTGAGAGAAGGTAAAGCATCCGTAGCCCTTGACCCGAAAGAACCGGAGAGAGTAGTTATCAATGGAACGATAGAAGCACCCTTCAGATGGCTGGAAAAGCGTGTCGAACTGATTAATCAGAAATCGGCCAATATCATTGTGAACCGTGATAAGATGTGTCTGGCTTTGACTATTGATGAAACCAATTATTACCAGACAGTAATTAGTGGAGTTTTACAGGCTTCAAAGGAAATGCAGGAGTTCGGTATCAATGCGGAAAGGAAATGGGAACCTATTAAGTTATCCCAGTTCTTCAAGATGCACCGTGCTTTCTTCAAAGACAAATCACAGAACATGATGCTGGTTTCTACTTTGAAGAATTTCAAGGCGAAAGTGAATCAGGATATAGAACGTAGCAAAGAGGAAAACGGGAACAAGACGGATAACTATTCTCAAGTGGTTGATTCCAATCTGCCAAAATCGTTCAAACTGAATATCCCTCTTTTCAAAGGTTTTGCCTGTGAAGAAATCGAAGTTGAAATCTACGCCGATGTGGATGGGCGGGAAGTTTCCCTTTCTTTGGTTTCTGCCGGTGCGAATGAGGCCATTGAAGAATACAAGAATAAGGTGATTGACGAACAGGTTGAAGCAATCAAAGGTGTTGCACCTGACATCGTAATCATTGAGGTGTAACAATGAGAAAGCAAATTTATTTAATTCTGTTTCTGGTAGTCGGAGTATCTATCGGAAACAGAATATTCAATCACCTCAACGCTTGGCTGGGCGTGGTAATAATATCAGCCACAGTGATTTATTTCGTTTATAAACTAATTAAAAATTTGAAGAATGAAAAGATTGATTAATCTAATGTTGGTCTGTATGACCTTAGTGGTATTTGCTTCATGCGAAAGAGTAGCCCCTAATTATGCCGGTGTTCTAATGGAGAACTATGGGAAGCAAGGAAAAGAGGATTTTAAGGTAGTGTCCGGTAAAGTTTCCACTTGGGAATGGGGCACTGAATTGTTTCAAGTTCCATTGTTTGACCAAAGAGGGGAATTTGCTGAACCTGTCACATTGAAGGCTGCTGATAACACTGAATTTAACGCACGTCCTACTTATTCTTATAAAGTTATCAAGAATAGAGCTATAGATGTTGTATTCGATAACAAACATATAGATAAAGCTGATACAGAATCAGGAAAAGACGGGTTTATGCAAAGCCTTGAAGATAATATACTTGAACCTCGTATTTATGATTTAATCAAAGAAGAAAGCCGTAAGCACAAGACAGACAGTTTAATGGCTGACGGTGGTTCTCTTCTTTTTGAAAAGCGGTTGGAGCAGATTGTGGATAAAGAATTTGAGAAAAGAGGGCTTCAATTGCTGACTTTTTCTGCACAGCTTGAATTTTCAAAGGCTGTGCGTGAGAAGATTGATAGTCGTAATGAGGTGAATACCAATATATCTGTATTAGACCAGCAGATTGCAGAGCAGAAGAAACGCAACGAATTGGAGCAATTAAAAACAGAACAGGCTATCATTCAATCACGTGGGTTGACTAAAGAAATACTCTATAAGCAATTCATAGATAAATGGGATGGCCGTACACCACTTTATGGAATTGCCCCTGAGTTTTTAAAAATAACGAAATAGCATGAATAAACGCCCGGAAAGACGGGCATACGGGCGCAAGCACAGGACGTGCTTTAGAGTGGAGTAATTGCGCAATATCTCCATGAACTTGCTTCATTAAATTAGCTAATATATGTGGCAAGTAAAACCGTGATGGTTGGGTGGGTTCGATTCCCACTGCGTCCACAAATAATCTCAAAAATAAAGAATATGGAAACAAAAAAAGTAACTCAAGTCGTTTACATCGCTAATGATGGAAAAGAGTTTCTTACAGAAGAAGAATGCAAGAAGCATGAAGCGTTTGTGAAAGAGGTTTTGTGTAATATTTCCTATTTCTGTATCCGTTGCAGACCTGATTTAACTGAAACTGGATACTATATGCATAGAATATATGCAGCAGTCCTTTCTAAAAATGGATTGTTCAGTAAGGAAATCGCATTTCAATGGGCTTTGAAGAAGTTTGGTACTTACTTAGGGGAAAGCGTAATGGGATATGGTTTCCAACCCAATTTTAATGTAAGTGAAGTTTCTAAAGAAGAATATGAAGAATGTCCTGCTACTGTATGGGGAGGCACTCCATTAAAAAGTGAAAAGATATTTTTAAGTCCTCAACAAGTAGATGGATTTCCAAAGAATATTGATTACATAAAAGAATGGGGATTCAAATAATGCCGTATTACATCAAGAAACCAAAAAAGAAGAAAGAAAAGCCTTTGCCGTTATTTGACAAGGCAGGTATCAAGATTAAGAAGAAGCCGGATTTAGTGGCCAAACTCGACAAAGTTTTCAGCCGCTATATCCGGCTTCGTGATTGTATGCCGAACGGGTATTTCCGCTGTATCTCATGCGGCCAGATAAAGCCATACGAACAGGCAGATTGCGGACACTTCCATTCGCGCCGCCACATGGCCACACGCTTTGACGAGGATAACGCCCATGCCGAGTGCCGGGCGTGCAACCGATTCAGTGCCGACCATCTGATACAATATGAAAAGAACCTGAAAGCTAAAATCGGCCAGCTACGATTCGACAAGCTGGCATGGAGAGCAAGCCAGGCGAAGAAATGGACTGATTTTGAATTAATAGAACTCACCAAGTATTACAAGGCTTTGGGAGACAAACTGAGTAAGGAGAAAGGATTATGAGTTATGTTTTACGGGATTATCAGCAGAAGGCCAGTAATGCAGCGGTCAGCTTCTTTGCTAACAGAGCCAAGAAGAACAATGCCATCATGGTACTGCCTACCGGAGCCGGTAAGAGTCTTGTGATTGCCGACATCGCCAGCCGTCTTGAAGGGCACACGCTGGTATTCCAGCCAAGTAAGGAGATACTCGAACAGAACTATCTGAAGCTCTGTTCGTATGGTGTTCTGGATTGTTCCATCTACTCTGCCTCATTCGGACGAAAGGAGATTTCAAGAATAACTTTCGCCACTATCGGAAGCGTAGTCAACCATCCGGAACTTTTCCAGCATTTTCAGAATATCATTATCGACGAGTGCCATCTGGTTAATCCGAAAGACGGAATGTACAAGAGATTTCTTTCGATGCTGAAATGTAAAGTCCTTGGATTGACGGCTACGCCCTACCGTCTTTCATCAAGCAGGGATTTCGGCAGCATGTTGAAGTTCATCACACGCACACGCCCGTGCGTGTTCTCTGAGGTAATCTATCAGGTTCAAATCTCTACTCTATTGGATATGGGGTATCTTTCGAAGCTGAACTATTATCCGATGAATCCTTTGGGATGGAACGAACTTAACCTGAAGGTGAACACTACCGGAGCCGACTACACGGACAAGTCTGTAGTAAAAGAGTATGAGCGTATCGACTTCTACGGGTTTCTGGTGAGCATCGTCCAAAGGCTTATGAATCCCAAGAGCGGTGTAAAACGAAAAGGTATATTGGTTTTCACCCGTTTTTTGAAGGAAGCTGAACGCCTTACCTGGTCTATTCCCGGAACAGCCATCGTTTCGGGAGAAACACCGAAAAAAGAACGTGAACATATCCTTGAAGCGTTCAAGGCCGGAGAGATACCCGTTGTGGCCAACGTAGGTGTACTTACTACCGGATTTGACTATCCTGAACTGGATACGATTGTCATGGCCCGTCCGACAATGTCACTGGCTCTTTGGTATCAGATAGTCGGTCGTGCCATCCGCCCGCATCCTAACAAGGAGGCTGGCTGGATCGTTGACCTTTGCGGGAATCTGAAACGATTTGGCGAAGTCAAGGATTTACGCCTGGTGGATAGCGGAAACGGTAAATGGGCCGTGTACTCCAATAGCAGACAGTTGACTAACGTAAGATTCTAAAACTATGGAAGAAGGATTTTTGAGGCTAAGCCGCAGGTTTTTCTCGAATGAAATGTGGAAAGTTGCCCGTGAGTTTTCGGAATGCGAAGCGTGGCTTGACTTGATTCAGTCAGCACGATTTGATGCAACCGGCGAGGCGTACAGCGAACTCATCGGAGGTCGGGAAATCTCTTATTCAAGAGGTCAATATCCAGCATCCATATCGTTTCTGATGAAGCGTTGGAAATGGTCTGAGAAGAAGGTCAGATATTTCCTGTCCAAACTGAAGAAGAAGGGGATGATTACAACCTGTAACCAACAGGGCATGACTGTCATAACCTTATGCAATTACGATGACTACAATCCTATCAAGGACAATCCAAAGGACAAAGATAAGGGCATAGACAACAATAAAGAAATCAGCGATTTAAAGGTGTCTATGGGCGAACTAAGGGCAGAGCTAAGGGCAATGTCGCAAAAAATGGCCGAAAAAATTGAAGATTTGGGGCAAGGTAAGGGCAATAAGAAAAAGAAAGATAAAGAAACTGTTAATGATAATATTCCCCCCACACCCCCCAAGGGGGAGGGTATTAACTATAAAGCCCGTTCCCTTTTTGAAACCTATTACAGACAGTTGTTCGGAAGTGATTATTACTGGACGGCCAAGGATGCAGGAGCAATGTCCCAGCTGCTTCAAAAACTGAAGTTCCAACGGGAACAGAAGCAGATGGATGTCGCCGATGAATCAATCCTGTATGCACTTCAATATTTGCTTTTATCCATAAAAGAAGGTTGGATATTCGAGAATTTTAGCGTGACAAACATCAACTCAAAATTTAATGAGATAGTTTCTCAGGCCAAGAAAAAAGCTCTTTCAAAAACAGATGTAGGCATAGTTCTGAAGGATAATTCACCGGAAAAATACAAGAAAGGCTGGTAAACATGGAACAGATAAATTTTCAACAGACAATCGAACGGCTCAAAGATACGGGCTTCTCCCCTATTCCTAACATCGTACAGGTAACCGTTCCGGATGCCAAAAGAGTTCTCTGGGCCGGTATCAGGTACTTCACTGGAGAAAATGCCAGATGGCTTCCTGAGTACGAAGAAGTGGCAGGCTGGCTGGCCGGCAATGAAGGTCGCGGACTTTTGTGTTTCGGCAACTGCGGACGCGGAAAGACCCTTATTTGCGGAAAGATTCTCCCTTTGGTTCTTAACCATTACTGCCGCAAGGTGGTAAGCTGCTACGATGCACAGCAGATGAATGCAGATTTAGACGCTGTGAAGCAAAAACACATCATCTACGTTGACGATATAGGGACAGAGAATCTTAGCGTCAAATACGGCGAAAAAAGGCTTGCATTCGCTGAGCTGGCAGACGAAGCCGAGAAGAAAGGAAAGCTTCTCATCCTGACTACCAACCTCACGATAGACGAGCTGAGAGAGAAGTATGGGGAAAGAACCATTGACCGGCTGAGGGCGATAACAAAAACCGTCCTCTTCAGCGGTGAAAGCCTGAGAAAATGATATGAAAATCACAATCAACTGGGTAACTCGTGACTGGAACCTGATCAGGAGACTACGTGAGAAATACCGTCTCCCACAATACATGAACGTGAACGGACTCACAGAGGCAGAGGTTGACGAAGAGACATTAAGCAATCTCCGCAAGGGTGAGCCAAAGTATTTAATCATCAGAAAAGTAGAGAAATGACAAGACAAGAATCAGAAAGAAAGCTCAATGAACTGAGAAAGAAGTATATCGCCTTGATTTCATCCATGAACTTTGCCAAAGCACAGAAAATCAAGAACAAGATTGACTCCCTTGAAAGAGAGCTGGAACCGCATTCCTTGGGAGAACTTCTTCAGGACTATACACCGGAGTTCAAGGTAGAAATGCTTCGCAAGATGCACAAGCTGTTTATCTACTCCGATTTACTTGAAGGTGCAGCACTGGAGTTCCAGTCTGAACTTGAATCAAACGGAATAGATGCTCAGGTAGTTTTTCAGGTAAAGCGCGTACTGAAAGAACTGAGAAGCATAGTACGAATACCGGATGAAGAGAAAAACGCTTCATTGTCTGACAACTTTGCCGGGATGTGTGATGAAGCCGGACTTGTAGTGAGTAACATAATCAACAAATATCTTGCAAAATGATAACGGAAAATGACCCAATGCTTCCACGTAAAGTGGATTTGGAGAAGAACCCTTCTGGAACCGAACTGAAAATCGCCCAGCATCGGGAACTGGAGAAACATGGAAAATATGTGGCTATCCCAGGCGACAAGACACGGACGCGAATTTTCGTCCGCAACGGTGAGGATGCGGAGAAGAAGATAGCCGCTTACTTGGAGAGAATCAACAATCGACCTCAAAGATGGAACTGATATGATAAAATTACTCTATATTGACCTTTTCTGCGGTGCTGGGGGAACCAGTACCGGAGTAGAAAACGCACGCTACGAAGATGAACAATGTGCGAAAGTTGTCGCTTGTGTAAACCACGATGCAAACGCCATCGCCAGCCATGCGGCAAATCACCCGGATGCGCTCCACTTCACGGAGGACATCAGAACTTTGGAACTGTCTCCTTTGGTGGCCCATGTAGAACGAATGAAGAAGATTTATCCGGATGCACTGGTTGTATTATGGGCCAGCCTTGAATGTACGAACTTCAGTAAAGCCAAGGGCGGCCAGCCACGGGACACCGATAGTAGGACGCTGGCTGAGCATCTTTTCCGATATATCGAGGCTATTGTTCCAGACTACATACAGATAGAGAATGTTGAGGAGTTCATGTCATGGGGCGATATGGATGAAAAAGGGCACCCCATCAGCAAGGATAAAGGGCGATGCTATGAGAAGTGGAAACGCAACGTCAGGAAATATGGTTACGATTTTGACTGGCGAATCTTGAACGCTGCCGATTATGGTGCCTATACTACTCGTAAGCGGTTCTTCGGTATCTTCGCCAAGCGTGGCCTGCCTATTGTATTCCCTGAACCTACTCACTGTAAAGATGGGAAGTCGGATATGTTCGGACGATTGGAAAAGTGGAAGCCTGTTAAGGAAGTGCTGGATTTCTCAGACGAAGGAGATAGTATATTCTGCAGGAAGAAGCCGCTGGCCGAGAAAACTCTTGAACGCATCTATTCCGGACTGATTAAGTTCGTGGCTGGAGGGAAGGACGCTTTCATTGTAAAGTACAACTCCATGAGCAGGACGGGAAAATATCAGGCACCAAGCGTTGATGAGCCATGCCCGGTTGTGGCAACACAAGGACGGCTTGCATTGGCAAAGGTAAACTTCCTCTCCAAGCAATTCAGCGGCCAGCCGGATAGCAAGAACATATCTGTGGACGGCCCTGCCGGAACAATCACCTGCAAAGACCACCACGCTTTCGTTTCAGCCTATTACGGGAATGGTCATAACCATTCTGTAGAACTTCCAGCACCTACGGTAACAACAAAAGATAGGTTGGCATTGGTAAATTCTGTTTTCATAGACAACCAATACGGTACCGGAAAACCGACATCTATTGAGCTGCCAGTTGGTACAGTAACCACGGTGCCGAAGTTCAATGTGGTAAGCTGCAAACCGTGGATAATGAACACAGCTTTCTCAAATGTAGGAAGCAGCATAGAACAGCCGTCACAAACAATCACGGCCAACCGTAAATGGCATTACCTTATGAATCCGCAGTTTGCCAGTGCCGGAGGTTCTGTGAACAACCCTTGTTTTACATTGATAGCACGGATGGATAAAATGCCTCCCTATTTGGTCGAAGTTGAAGGAGGTATCGGCATACAGGTCACATCAGTGGACAGTCCGATGACAATCAAGATTAAGGAGTTTATGGCTTTGTATGGTATCATCGACATCAAGATGCGTATGCTTCGGATTGCAGAACTCAAGAAGATAATGGGATTTCCTGAAGACTATGTACTGATTGGCCCCCAGTCAGACCAGAAGAAGTTCATCGGCAACGCCGTGGAGGTGAACATGGCCCGCGTGCTTTGTGAGGCTATCTGTAAGGAGATAATCAGAAAACGAAAGGTTGCGTGATATGGGAAAGCTGAAAGTTTATTATGGATGGGCCAGAATTGGAGGCGTCAGGAAAAAGCGTGCTTTGTCAGTTGTTTTTGAAAACGAAATGCTTGGATGCAGGAGTGAGCGTGGACAAAGGTGTTTGAGAACACTTCAAGACACCGTATTTGAGCGGTACCAGACTGATGAAGAAGCAAAGGAAGGTAAACGTCAGAACCGGATATTTACAGAATACAGCCTGTTTCTCGACGAGAAACCTATCAATGGCAGCCTTGAAAGATGCTTGCTGATTAACAGAGAAGCAGACAAGAACAATGTTTCTAAAGCTATGAGTGAAAGAATCTCAGAGGCATTGAGAAAGTCTTTCTTATTTGCAAATCCGTGGTATAAAGAACCGGATAGACAACTTGAATTGAAATTTGAATGATATGGGAAAGCAAGAAAGTATGGGCGACTGGTTCCAGTTCGCAAAGGATTTTGCCAAAGCTGAAAAGGAGCTGAAAATCGAGAATTGGGTGCAAATCAGCATCTGCTACGATCACGGTCATCAATCTGTCACCCTATACACCTACGACCTTCCGCGTGAAGTGTACGAAAGAAGAATGTGGGTAATCAGATGGAGGGTGGCCAGACTGCAATGCCAGCATCCGAGGAATGATGTGTACACTTCTTTTTACTACTACGACAAGCGTTCAGGAGAGTCGCTTGAAGTGAGTTCCTGCCTATCTAAGCTGATTTCGGCCAAAGCCCAGATAACAAAAGCAGAACGCAAGATGAATGAGTACATCGAGCACAACCGTCAGAACAACATGTTCTTTGATGAGAACACGGATGAGGAGCTTGTTAAGTTCCGGGAGAAGTTTGAGCGCAAGAAAATCGAGTGTGCTGAGTGTGAGAAACGGTTAGAATTACTAGTTGAAAGAAGGAGGAGTAATCAATGAAAGAAACTCAATTGTCCTTAAACTTGGATTATGGAATTAGTAAAGAACAGGCTTGCATCCTTTGCCATCTTTCATCCGAATGTGAAGGGTGCTGTGTGAAATGCAAGGCTGAGAATAAGAATGATGGTTGTTCTGGTCAAGCTTGTTCCCAGCCGTTTCGTGAGAATGAAGGGAATAGATGGGATACATGGATGTACATTGTTTCTACCTCGCTTCCGGAACTCAAACGATTTATACCAGTGAAATACAGAAAACATTTAAAAACAAAAAAGTGATATGGCAAACATTGTCAAATTAACCGGATGCAAGGAGGTTTCGCATGATATATATGCTTACTTCACTTGTGATGCTGAAAAAGCATTGAAAGCTTTGGAACTTGAGATACCGTGTACTGGAGCAAATAGCACTGGAGCATACAACATTTACTTTAATGATGTGGGAGAAATTATCTGTGAGTACATGACGTTCTGCGTTACACGTGAGTTTAAGAAGGTTTCATCCATACAGGATGCTGTTGAATGGATGGATAAGAAAATGAATGGAAATGAGTAAAACGAAATTGTATTACCTGTTCCTGGCAGTCATGTGGTGGCTGCTGGGATAGGTGGAAAGGAGAACAAAATTATGATTCGAGAAGTAGATATGTACCAATGCGTATGTGATGGATGTGGTAAATCACATGTTGATGATTTTAATGGCTATGTTGCTTGGAGTGATGAAACTATGGCAGCAGAAGCAGCCTATGAAAGTGGTTGGACTAACATTGAAGGGAAGGATTATTGCCCCGAGTGCTATGTGTATGATGAAGAATCAGATGAATACATCCCAAAGAAGAAGATATGACAAAAGAAGACATTAAAAAGGCGGCAGAAGAATATGCCAAAGAAGCTTGTCGTCCACTTTGGAGAGCTGGTAACGAACAAGTCTGTATGGCCGATTTCATGGAAGGTGCTAAATGGAGAGTAAATGCAGCCTGGCATAATTCCACTGAAAAACCTCAGCCGGGAAAACTTCTTTTAGTGAACACAATATATGGTGAATATGATTTGTGTTACTACGGTGCGTACGCATTATGGAATACGGTGATGACATGGGCCTATATGAAAGATTTAACACCAACGGAGGATTGAGCATGGAAATAACATGGCGAACAATAGAAAAGGACGGAATACCGCCTGTAGGAACTTTTTGTTTATGCAAGTTGGAAGGTGGCTATTCTTCATGTGGATACATGATTTTATTGGTAAGTCCCGTTGCAGGTAACAGGTTATTCACATTGTATGATTTGCTTGTGCCACAAGGAAAAATAATTAAGTATATACCGATTTCAGAACTTGATAAGGAGGAATGATTATGAAATACGCTGAAGTCAGAAAAGCAGCCGAAGGGTATTGCGACAATGAATATAAAAAGGAGACTGATTTACAGGTAAGGCAATGTATTGATAAACTCACTATTCCGGCTTTCATTGAAGGCGCAAATTGGAGAGTAAACGCTTCATGGCACGATGCAAAAGAGACACCGCAGGAACGTAGGTTCTGCCTGTATATCCTTAAAGACGGTTCCTATGGGTGCGGATATTACCACAAGAGAGATAACACCATTTGGTATGAACAGTTTGATAATGTCGAGAAATGGGCATACTTCGATGATTTGATACCTTTTTTGGAGGGCTGAGCTATGAATAGAGAAGAGTTGAAAAAATCCATAGGAGAAGATTTGTGCCAGTTTTGCCCGTGGACGAATGGCGATGTGGATATTTTCCCGTGTGTATGTGGGCGTAACTATTGCGATGAAGCACTTGATAACTTCTTGGAAGAAAACGAACAGTATTTCGATGATTTGGAGGAATAAGTATGCAAATATCAATAACAGAAAAAGAAGTCAATGCAATAGACTTCGGATTGGAACAGATTAGAGACGCATTGGAAGGTTCCTCTTCTGAGGAATACAAACAGGATGCTGAAGAAGCAATGAGAAGCCTGGGTAACATATTAAGAAAATGCCATTTGGCGAGAGAAAAGGCTAACGACCTGAATAAAGCCAAAAGATATATTCGGTCAAGAAACGGATGGATGCCTCCTGCAAAACTTGACAAAATGGCAAGGTTGTTACTAAAAAAAGCAGAGCTTAATAAATAAAACGATTGTTGAACATCATAAATAAACAAGAAATGAAAAGAGTAAAAGTAAAAATAGAGACATCGGTAGAAACCATGTTAGGTGATAAGCCCGTAAATGAATTTCTTAGTGATGTCGCAGATATATGTCATACATCATTGGAGTATTCAACATCAAAGAATGAAGGGTGTGAGAAGTTGTATGAAAATGGCGAATACGAAGATTATAGAAACGACATGGCAGACAGGGTAACTGTTCTTGAAGGTGCTATTTGCCGTATTTTAGATTTGCTGGAGGATTGATTTATGAATACAATCGCATTATATATAGGCTACATAGTTATTGGACTAATAGCTGTTGCATTAATATGTTTGTCTATCCTTGTCGTGTGGGGTACAATTATAGGCTTATACAGAATCCTAAAATACAAACAAACATCTCGATTAATCAGAAAGTATGAGACAAGGAATATGTATAAGGCATGTAAGATTGCTACGAAATTCCTTATATCCAAAGGAGTATCTGAAGAAAACACGTTGAAAGAAGCACAAGAAATGATAGAGAGATACAGAAGACGTTATAAAATTACAGAAGATTGATTTATAGCGTACACACCATTAAAAAGTAGTATCGCCGGTAGTGGAACTGAAAGCAGACTTCGATAAACATTAAGATACCACCTCCCGCATAAATCTTGCTCACGTCTGCAGTACGAGATACAAGGTGAAACAGCAGTAGCGGATGATCCGGCGAAATGGAAATGCGCATAATGTATAAAACAAAGTAACTATGAACAAAGAAACAGTAAAAAACAGCGTTGCCGAGTTCCTATCGGCACGCTACTTCAAACAGGTGGAAGCTACCGAAGAAGAGAACGCACACTTCGTTGCACTTATGGAGGAATGCGTGGCACACGTCATCGGGAAAATGGTTCATCCGGCAACGGAAAGACCGGAGAAGGGGAAACATATCATCGTGGTGATGGAAAGCGGAAACACCACGTCATGGTTCGTCTCAGACGATATAATGGCATGCTTTATCCATTTCAACGTGAAATATTGGTTATACTCAAACGACATAATACCGGGAAAGGAGGACGCTGTATGAACTTGAACGAACTTAGAGACAGGGCCTACAATAATGCAGTGGCTCACGGATGGCATGAAGAAGACAAGAGTCACTGTCACTGGTTATGCCTGGTGATATCCGAACTTATGGAAGCGGTAGAAGCAGATCGGAAAGGGAAACATGCGAAAGTTGCAATGTTCAAAGAATGGCAAGGGAATAGCGTTCCATTGACTGAAGAAACTAGGAAAAGGAGATTCATGGAAGACTTTGAGGCATTTATCAAAGGGACTGTCGAGGAAGAACTTGCCGATGCCTGTATTCGTCTGTTGGATTTGGCCGGATTGAGAGGATATGATTTAGATAGCTTCGACTACGAAGGAAGCGATACGGAAGATTACTCTGATATGACCTTCACGGAGTCCATGTTTAGAATCTGTGTCTATGTCACCGACAACTTCTACAGGGATGAACCATTTATCCTCCTGAATGAGATATTCGCTTTCTGCCGGGACAGAAATATCGACATCTTCTGGCACATCAAGCAGAAAATGAAATACAATGAACTTCGTCCGTATAAGCACGGAGATAAAAGCTACTGACCATGAAACACGCATTCTACGCCTTAATCATCATACAAGCCCTGTACGAGCTTGTGAAGCTGTTCAGATGTAAATCCCTATATCAACATGCAAAAGTCTTTCAGGACCTAGATAAGACAGCAAAAAGATGGTATCTGATGGCGCATCCATGGCTTCATGTTGCATTATTCATGGATACTATCGGACTTTTATTGCTGGGGATAGGATTGTTTTCAAGCCAATGGATATGTTTCCTTGTTGTCCTGGTCATGAGCTTCAGCCAGATCCAAAAGATAGGAGCATGGGCGGTGTTCCTGGACAGTCTGGTAACGGTTATCATCTACGCTTTCGCCATCCTGAATGTATATCACTTGGCATAAAACAAAAAAGGGAGCCAGCCCACACGATTAGAAGCCAACTCCCACACACGATTATGATGCAAATATAAGAATTTCCAACTAAATAAATCGTGCTATGACAAAAGAATTTTCATCTATAATGGAGCTAAAGGCTATTCGTGAGCAAAAATCAAGGCTTTCAGAACGTGAACAGGAGCTGTCTTCACCTGTATTGTGTGATACTTCTCTTATACCACAGATTTATTTCTGGTTCAAAGAGATACTTTCTGATACAGGTTGCCCTCCTAATATTGAAAGTGTAACCCAAAGGAAGAAGTTTCTTTTTATTGTTCTGTTCCTGTTTGCGCCCAGCGTGCTGGCTGGAGGACGGCTGCCGAACGGTATCCGAGCAGAAATTTCCGGTGTGTTCCCGGATGTCTCACCGTGTGTAATATCGAACAATATTGCCGATGTTTCCTTTATCTACCAGCAGTATAAGGATTTTCGGCAGGATATAGAGTATCTTTACAACCAAATTATAGAAAGGTTGAAAAACAAAGGACTAATCAAGTAAAAAGCCGGAGCGTTATGCTTCCGGCTTTTGTTTTTATTCCGCTTTCTCTATTTTAATTTTCTTTCCACAATGGGGACAAACAATATATCCTGCTCCCGTAAACTCAGTTTCTCCAATCAGTTCCGATATAGTGACGTTCAAAACGTCTGCCATCTTCATTAACGTGTCAAGTGACGGAAATGATTTTCCGGTTACAATGTTGCTGACAGCTACCTTTGAAATGCCGACCTTTTCAGCAAGCAAAGCAGATGTTACGTTTCTTGCTGACATGATTTCTTTCAGTTGTAAATTCATAAAGTTCTCTTTAATGTGATTGCTCCGCAAATATATGTAAACTTTATCAATAAAAGTCTATTTGATAAAGTTTGATTTATTAAATGATGTTAACTGATAAATAAAACTTTATCAAAAGTATTGCAGATAATAAAGTTTGCTTTAACTTTGCATCATAAAACAAGAAGTAATAACAATTTAAACACATACGATTATGAAGACTATTAGTAGTGATTACATCAAAGAGATTAAAGAACAAATCAGAGTTATCAACGAAGCTCTTAAAAGAATTAAAGAAGCTGAGAAGGTTCAAGAAACAACAGTTAATGCACGAGAGTATGAGAAAGCTAAGAATGAAGCTATAGATGCAAGTTTAGACGTTATGACAGCACTCGAGTTTGCTGTAACATCAGCTTCAAACATGGGCTGCGGTACAGGTGCATACGATATTAGAAAGTTTCATAAGGTAGTAGAAACGACTTTATAAATAGCAGCAGGGCGAAAGCCCTGCAATTACACACGATTATTAATTTTCAATACACACGATTATGAAGACATTGAACGAAGAAATCCAAGACATTAAGAACATGAAAGGTTCTAAGGCTGCAAAGAAAGAGGCTTTTATCAAGTTAGGTTTGAGAAAGTATGAGGTTGAACTTCTTCTTTCAGAACTGCCTAAACCAGTCAGAGAGGTTCATAAGTTTACCTTTGGCGTAGAGATTGAATGCCTGGTAGCTGCAAGCCTTATGAGAGAAAGTGCAACAAGAAACGAAATGCCTTTTCAGTATGAGGGTTATAATCACGTTGACAACAACCACTACTACAAGTTCGTATCTGATTCTTCTATCAGAGGTGAGAACCCTATCGAATGTGTATCGCCAGTTCTTACTGGTAAAGAGGGTATGAAAAGCCTCGAGAACTGCTGTAAAGCCTTAAATGAGGCAAACGCACAAGTAAATATATCTACCGGCTTGCATGTTCATATCGGGGCTGCAACTCTGTCAGGTGAAGCCTATGTGAATGTGTTCAAGAACTATCAGAAGCTAGAGAGGGTGATTGATACGTTCATGGCCCGTTCAAGACGTGCAAACAACAGCCAGTGGTGCAAGACTCTTCAAGGTATAAGCTTTGAATGTTGCAGAACGAGATATGACGTTCTAAACGCAATGAGAGACAACAGATATTTTAAGGTGAACGCATGTTCTTATGCCCGTCACAAGACAATAGAGTTCAGACAGCATCAAGGTTCTACTGACTTCGAGAAAATCTCTAACTGGGTCAATTTCTGTGCCAAGTTGGTTGCGTGGTCTAAAAAGAACGTATTGAGTTCAGAGGTCACTTCGATTGACGAGATACCTTTCTTGACCAAGAAAGAAAAATCATTCTTCAAATCACGTGCTGAGGTTCTTGCATGAGCCTCGCACGATTAAATCAGAAAATATGTGTTGTATAATATATAAACCAAAAGGTGTCCGGATGCCTAGTCCGGACACCTTGAATAGGATTCAGAGAATCAATCATCATGGCTATGGATTTGTATCTTCAAGACATAGATACAAGACAATGAACTATCAGAAATTTTTGGATCATCTTTCTAAAGTAGGTATAAATGAAGAATGTATTATTCACATGAGGTGGGCAACACATGGTTCTAAGTGTAGAAAGAACTGTCACCCGTTTGTCGCGAATGGCGTTTATTTTGCCCACAATGGCGTTTTACCTATAAAATCGGTAAATGATATGACTGATAGTGAAATCTTCTTTAGAAGTCAAGTTTATCCCCTTATAACGCAATATGGTTATGATTCTAAGGTGACAGAAGCTATGATGATGGCTGCAGTAGGTGGTTCTAAGTTTGCAATGATGTACAAAGGTAAAGTGAAGTTATATGGTGATTATACAAAATTGAACGGTGTGTATTATTCTAATTTAAGATGGTTATGAAAAAAGAAAAGTTGACAGTCAAAGCGTCTGATGTAAGAAGCATCAAGATGAGTGTGAACCCACCCGAGGCGGTTGTGGATGCAGGTTACAGAGTGATTCATGACGGTGAAATAAAATGCTGGGTAGTTATAGGTTGGGTTACAGAAGGCAGAGCGTCAAAAAGTGATTATTATAAGATACCAGAAGTTGTAAACGAATAATTTAGGATGGATATGAAATCAATAAACGTAAATGGTTGCAGTATATGTCAACCAGGTAGTGAGAATTATTGTACCTACACTACCAAATTAAGAGGCAAAAAAGTAAAAATGTATCAATACGATTATAAAACAGATTCAGGTGAGTTGTTTACTTGTTGTGCCCCAACACTGGAAAAGTGCAGGGAGAAACGTGACGCATGGCTAAAAAGCAAACATTTGGCTTAATGTTTCGTATGCGTTGAATCGTTATTCAAAATTGTCTTCATAATGGGGTATCTTTGTATAGATACCATCGCGGGTTAGAGCAGTGGTCAGCTCGTCACTTTGACTTGGTGAAGGCCGGTGGTTCGAATCCATCACCCGCAACTAACATTTAAACTTTACACGATTATGGAAATACTTACGCTTATCATCAAACAGAAGTTCTTTGACGAAATCTTGTCAGGCAAGAAAACACAAGAATTCAGAGAAATCAGGCCTACAACACAGAAGAAATACTGCCAGCTTGACGCTGATGGCTATTGTGTCGAGAAAGACGGTGTGTTACAGCCTAAGCATTACGATGCTATCCAGTTTTTTGTAGGCTACAATAAAGACAGAGCCAGCGCACTGGTAGAAGTCAAGGATGCAAAGATAGAGCTGTTTGAAGATGAAAATCACAATCTGATTGAATACACCTATCAGGGTGAGATATATCTGGCTGCACAGGTCGTTTATGACCTTGGCCGAATTATTGAAAAGCATGTTTAACCCTTTAAATTTTTGTTGAGTCAGAACTAATAGAAGTACATTTTCAACAAGTAACTACCGTGGTGGTCGTACTGGATTGACAGATCCAAACACCGGTAGAACTTCTCAGGGTGGTAGATTTATCACTCGTAGGCAGCAGTATTATAACGTCCGCACAGGACTTGGTATGAGTGGCGGATAATGACGCTGCAAGAAAGGACATACAGTAATATTGACCTCGTCAGACAAAAAACTGACGGGGTTTTGCTGTTTTTGTCCTTGGGTAAAGATTCTTTGGTTTTACTTGACATGATATATCCGAAGTTTGATAGAATAGTCTGCGTGTTCATGTACTTTGTCAAAGGCTTAGAGCACATCGAAAGATGGATTGGATGGGTAAAAGCCAAATATCCTAAGATAGAGTTTGTTCAGGTACCCCACTGGAACCTTACCTACATTCTTCGCGGTGGCCTGTATTGCGTGCCAAACCACAAAGTGAAGCTTTTGAAGTTGGCCGACGTGGCGAAGGCCATGCAGCTAAGATACGGACTTTACTACACTTTCTTGGGCATGAAGAAGGCCGACGGCATGAACCGCCGCCTGATGCTGAAAGGCTATGAAGCCAATGGGTATGAGAACAACGGAATGTGCTATCCTCTGGCAGACTGGACGCAGAAAGACATTCTATCTTACATGAAACAGAACAGCCTTCCGGAACCGGTGAGGTATAGCTTGAAAGCGTCAAACGGGGTCGGATTTTCATTAGATTGCTATTTGTGGCTAAGAGAAAACTATCCTCAAGATTTGGAAAGAATATATCAAGTATTCCCTATGAGCCGTAGGATTTTATTTGAATATGATAATAAGCAAAATAACAATGGATGAAGTTTGGAAAGATGTAGTCGGATATGAAGGTCTTTATCTTGTGTCAAATCTTGGAAGAGTAAAGAATATCAAGTATAGACACGGCAGCAAAATTTCAGGTAAAGAGGGGAAAATTGTTGTACGCGACAAAATTCTTAAACCATTTCCAACAAGAAAAGGATATATGTACATTGAGTTGAAAAAACTCAATGGAGAAGGTAAAACGTGTAAAGTGCATAGGCTTGTTATGGATGCGTTTACTGAACCTCATCCTGATATGCAGGTAAATCATATCAATGGTATAAAGTCTGATAATAGGCTTGAAAATCTTGAATGGGTTACTCAATCAGAGAATATCAGGCACGCAATTAGAACAGGTTTATATATTCCACGTAACAACGTGTGTGAACGCCCCAAAAAGGAGGTGCAGTTGTTAAAAGATGGTGTCGTTATTGGAACATATCCAAGCATAAGAGAAATGTGCCGCGTTAATAATTTGAACAACGGAAATGTTACAAGTTGTTTGAATGGGAAACGAGGTTATAAGAGTGTAAATGGATATACATTTAAGCTAACAGGAAGAATATTATAATTATAACAAACAAAATTAATAGGAGGAACGCAGAGTCGGAAGGAGACAAAGAAGTTATCGTGAAATTCTTGCAACAACAAGAAGATTAAGAAACACATATGCCTCAGGAGGTAACATTTCAAGAAATATGACCAACAATCAGCGTATAACCAATGCAGGAAGAAGTGCTACTCAAAATCTTGCAAGAAATTTAAGAGTAGATGTTTCACTTCTTTCTTATCCAAATTTTAGAGATAGACGTGGTTTTACAACAGTTGCAAAAGGTTTAAGTAATGGATAATTAAATTTTAGGAGGAATGCTGAGTTAGAAGAAAAAGTTTAAATGATATTAATGCCCAAGCTGCAAGATTAAGAGCCCAGCTACAAGGAGCACAACGGTATGCAGATGGAAGTAATAGAGCTGCAAGAATTTCACAAGCAGCCGCACAAGCAAGAAGGGTTCGAGGAATGGGACTTCTTGGAGCAAGAGATTCATCAGGGAAATTGAGGGATAGAACGACTCGGATTGGTACAGGCCGATTCGCTAATGTAAACGGATGATATGGAACTGAGCAAATACATAAAGAGTGAATCGGTGGAACTCAACCGTTCTGCCATTCACTTCGCTGATTATAATCCCAGGAAATTATCAGAGGAATCCCGCAAGACCTTGAAGCGGGGCATTAAGAAGTTTGGTCTGGTTGGAGGAATCGTAGTCAACAAACGGACTGGCCTTACTGTCGTATCCGGTCACCAGCGTCTGAGCGTGATGGATGAACTGCAGAAGTTTCCGGAAAACGACTACAGAATCCGCGTCGATGTCATTGATGTAGACGAAAAGCAGGAAAAGGAATTGAACATCCTGATGAACAATCCTAACGCGCAAGGTTCATGGGATTATGATGCTTTGGCCCGGTTGGTTCCGGATATAGATTACCAGGATGCTGGATTAACGGCCGCTGATTTGAATATGATAGGCTGTGACTTTCTTCTCCAGACAGAAGAAGAAAGTTCTGTTGCCGATGCTTTGGAGGATATGATGGCACCAGTCACCGAACAGAAAGAAGCTGAAAAGGCCGCAAAGCAGATGGAAAGAGCTGAAAAGGTAGCTCACATGAAAGAAGTAAAGCAGCAGGTGAAGAATGCAGCCCAGAAACAGGCACAGGATATGGACGCTTATCTGATGCTTTCCTTTGACACGTTCGAAGCTAAAGCAGCCTTCTGTGAAAGGTTCGGTTACGACCCCTACTCCAAGTTTATCAAGGGTGAGGTATTCGATGAACAGATAGAAAGAATTGAATGACAACATGAAATTTTAGGAGGAAAGCCGAGTCAGAAGAAAAACATATAGCCAGTTGTATCAACAGTCAAGACGAATAATGTACAACGCCGGAAGGCAATACGGGCTTGGTACAGACAGACAAAGAAGTATAAGAGACAGAACGAAGTCTATAATGGAAAGATATGCGGCAAGGATAGACAGCTATTTCTCAAAGAGAGGAATTGATATTTATGGTGATAAGCCTGTTTCTCGCCGCATTTATATGGGCAACAATAACGGATGATTAATTATGAAAAGTGAATCTCAAAAAAGCAAACATACAGGACGAAAGCCCAAATTCGATTACAAGAGTGAGGAATTCCTCTCTCAGGTGGAGACGTATGCCAAAAAGGGATTCACGGACAGAGAAATCGCTTTTGCGTTAGGACTGGCTCCCCAAACGTTTTGTGAGAAGAAGAATGAGCACTCTGAATTATGCGAAGTATTAGCGCGCGGGCGTGCGACCATCACTGCAGCTGTACGTGCCAAGTTCCTTGCTGTAGCTTTGGGCGGTATCAAGACCAAGAGTACTGTAGTAAGAAAGCTGAAAGACCAGGACGGAAACCTGACCGGCGAAGAAGAGCTTCAGGTAAGTGAAAGCGAGCTGGCTCCCAACCTTCAGGCAATGTCTGTCTGGCTATATCATCACGACGATGAATGGAGGAAGGTTGAACGCCGTCAGGACGAAGACGCAGATATTCCAAAGGATATTAACCACGGAATTTCTATTGACTCATGGATTAAAGACAAACTGAAATGATTGTACCCCAAACGATATATCATCCGCTATATACCGATAGCGAGAAGTTTATCATTCTCATTACCGGTGGTCGTGGTTCGGGGAAGTCTTTCAATGCTTCCACCTTCATAGAGAGATTGACATTCGAAATGACTCCCACAGAGAAGATTGTCCATCAGATTCTTTATACCCGTTATACGATGGTGTCAGCCGGCATGTCTATCATTCCAGAGATGATGGAAAAGATAGATTTGGATGGAACAACGAAGTATTTCAAGACCACCAAGACGGACATCGTAAATCGGATGACCGGCAGTCGTATCATGTTCCGGGGTATCAAGACTTCTTCCGGGAATCAGACGGCAAAGTTGAAATCAATTCAGGGTATCACCACCTTTGTCTGTGATGAAGCAGAGGAATGGACCAGTGAGGAAGAGTTTGACAAGATTATGCTCTCCATCCGTAAGAAGGGAATCCAGAACCGGATTATCATAATTATGAATCCATGCGATTCGAACCATTTCATCTACAAGAAATACATCGAGAATACTCATCGGCTGGTGGATATTGACGGCGTCCAGGTACAGATTTCCACCCATCCGAATGTACTTCATATCCATACGACTTACTTCGACAATATAGAGAACCTCTCTCCTGAGTTCCTGAGAGAAGTCAAGGAAATGAAAGAGAAGAATCCGGAGAAGTACGCTCATGTGGTTATCGGACGATGGGCTGACGTGGCCGAGGGTGCAGTGTTCAAGAAATGGGGAATTGTGGATGAGTTCCCCATGTGGTGCAAGAAAGTGGCTATTGGACAGGACTTTGGTTATACCAATGACCCATCGGCTTCTATTCGGTGCGGAATCATTGACAATGCGCTTTATTTGGATGAAGTGGATTATAGAACTGGATTATTATCTGGGGATATTATAAAGACGCTACGCCCGTGGAATTTGAGAGTGATTGCCGACAGTGCGGACCCGCGACTCATCCAGGAAATTCATAACGGAGGGATTAAAATATACGCGGTAGAGAAAGGACAAGGTTCTGTCAATGCCGGTATTGACAAGATGCAGGGAATGGAAATATTCATCACCAAGCGTTCTTATAACCTGCAGAGGGAGTTCAGAAACTATGTATGGGCAAAGGATAAGGATGGAAACTACATCAACGAACCTGAAGACCATGATAATCATGGCATAGATGCTGCACGCTACTATGTGCTGGGAGAACTTCTCGGTAGAATTATGAAACCCAAAGACGTTTCAGGAATATTTGGACATTAAACTTTGAGATATGACTATAGAAGAAATTTTAGCTATGCCGGAAGTAGAGAGAAAAATCTACTATCTGAAAAAAGGACGAAAGACCGAGCAACCAAACGCTCACGCTCTTTACAACGACTGGAATCCGAACAAGCACGAGATAGTGATAGATGAAGAGAAATACCCGAAAATCAAAATCACGACCCAGCCTGAGAAACGGATTACAGACCCGAAAACCGGGAAAGAATATATTGAGCCGGCAGTAAGGAAAGAAGTTGATCCGAACAGGATTGCTCTTCCTCTCGAGCAGGACATTGTGAACATTCAGACTGCCTTCACCGTTGGAACAGAACCGGTCCTTGATTGCCAGCCGGACCAGTCGGAAGAAAGCCTTCTTTCCACATTGAAGCAGGTGTTCAAGAAAAACAAGCTGAAATACCAGAACAAGAAAGTAGTCCGGGCATGGCTGGCCGAGCAGGAAGTGGCCGAATACTGGTATGTGGTGAAGGATGACGGCTTCTGGGCAAAGCTCAAACGAAAGATTTCAGGAATTTTCGGTAAATCTAAGCCTGAATACCGTCTGAAGAGTGCCATCTGGTCTCCGTTCCGTGGCGACAAACTCTACCCTTTCTTCAATGACCAGGGGGATTTGGTAGCCCTATCCCGTGAGTACAAGAAGAAAGACCTGAACGATGTAGAGATTACATGTTTCATGACCATTACCAAGGATATGGTTTACCAATGGGAACTGACAAGCAACTGGACTGACAAAGGCTCATTTGCTCATGGATTCAAGAAGATGCCGGTGATTTACATGTACCGTCCGGAAGCGTATTGTGAGAAGATTAAGAGTCTTCGCGTAAGACTGGAGAAACTTCTTTCAAACTATGCAGACTGTATCGACTACCACTTCTTCCCTATCCTCATGCTTTTTGGTAACGTGGAGAATTTCTCAGGTGAGTTCAAGAATCGTGTAGTCGAGCTGACCGGTCAGGGAGCAAATGCCCAGTATCTTACCTGGTCTCAGGTGCCCGATACGGTAAAATTTGAGGTGGAGACGCTGTTAAGTCAGATATACGGACTGACCAATACGCCCAGAATCTCTTTCGACTCCCTGAAGGGTACAGGAAACGCCGTTTCCGGTGTGACTTTCGACTATGTGTTCATGTCCACCCACCTGAATGTGGAGAACCTGAATGAAACCGTCGGCGAGTTCATGCAACGACGGGTAAACTTTCTTGTCTCTGCGTTGGGTTCCGTGAATTCCACCCTTGAAGAAGCCTCCGAAACCATTGACGTGGATGTGCAGATGCAGCCGTATAAGCTGGAGGACATCAAAGACAAGATAGACACGGCAATCAAGGCCAAGGACGGTGAAATCTGGTCGCAACAGCGGGCTATCACCTTTGTGGGGAACGTGGATGCAGTTCTGGATGAGATTGAAGCCATCAAGGAAGAGCAGGCTGAGAAGCAGAAGAACGACATTGAGAAACAGAAACAGCTTTCCTCTCTTAAAAGTTCCAGCAGCAAATCTGAAGAATAGAACAATTCAGTCAGAATATTTACGGGGATAATACAAAACAGAATGATATAAATCTAAAATATTGACTATTTGAATAGCGGTATCTTTCGAGGTATCGCTATTTTCTTTATCATAGTAAAAACATGAATACTCCTTTGTAATTATTCGTTATTTTACTATATTTGCATCGTAATTAAGTCTTAAACGCTATGAGCTACAAATCAGTTAAAGACGTTGTAACGCTGCTTACTGAAAATGGCTTTTGGTTCGTGAGGCAGAAAGGCAGTCACATGGTTTACACTGATGGTAGCCATGTAGTGATTGTCCCAGACCACGGCAAGAAAGGCGTTGAGAAAGGCACTTATTACAACATTCTGAGGCAAGCGGGGCTAAAATAGCCCCCGCCTCTTTTGTTTAACGATAAAAAGGAGGTCAGTATGAAAACCGTAGAAGTGATTGTAGAACATGCTGGAAATAATCTTAGTGCTTACATTGAAGGTGCTCCGGTGATAACGGTTGGCAACGATGTGAAGGAAATCGAGAAGAACATGAAGGAAGCTGTTGAACTATACTTGGATTCATGCAAGGAGATGAACATCGCTCCAGTGGAAGTTTTACAGGGAGAGTTCACCTTGAAGTTCAAGATAGATGCTGCCACTTTCATCAACTATTACAGCAGTATCTTTACTAAAGCTGCTTTGAGCCGGATAACCGGAATTAATGAACGTCAGTTGTGGCATTATGCGGCTGGAGTACACAAACCACGCAAACAACAATTAGAGAAGATTCAGAAAGGTATTAACGCGCTGACAGAGGAACTGGCAGCTATAAATTTGTTGTAATTATGGAAAAATTAAAGTTTCCGGTACATAAACTAAATGATAATATTAGTAAATTATTGTCTCAAATTAAATCTGCCCAGATTTCAGAGCAAATACAAGAGGGATTACATAATGAAATTCAATGGGAGGATTGTGATGGAATGATTACAGATATTGCCCATTTAGACTGTTTAAATAGGGTTCATTTATCTTCTGCATATTGCCAATTTTTATGGATTATATGTGATATAGCCATTAAGACCTATGATGCAATCGTATTTAAACTTGAATTAGAGAAGCTAGAACCTGATTTAGCCAATGCAGTAATAAACGAACTAAATGATTATAACAAAACAAGTGAAGAGTATGTTACATTGCGAGAAATAAATTCATTAGAAAAAGTCCTAAAAGAAACATTTGATGAATTTACAATAGCTTCTCATCTAAGACAAAATAAAGTGTCTGACGATGATTTGAAGCAACTTAATAAAATTGATATGGGTGGCACTTATAGTGTTAAAACTAATTCAGTTTTTTCTTATGGAATAGTTTTTATCCTTTTACATGAGTTGGCTCATTTCCGTTTTAAGCATTATCTTCCAAATAAAAAAGATGAATCTGATGCTGATAATTTAGCCTTTTGGGATATATATTTTGATGTTCCCAAAGAAGAAAAAATTACAGCTTCTTTAGGTATTCTTTCCGCATTATCCTCTTTATTGTTTTTTTCAGATGATTTGAAAGGAGATGATCAACATCCAGATGAGGACCAAAGAATATTTGAAATTTTCGATTATGTAAAAAATGATTGTAGTAACTATTCTGGAGTATTAGTCCAGTTTTTTAAATTATGGGCATTTGATAAGGGACGAGAAGATTTCCCTGCTATGTCAAATACAGAATCGTTTGACCAGATGCTATCTAAAATAAAATTCTTTATAGAACAACAGAAATAAATATTCAGCGTGAGTACTTAGGTAGTCACGCTTTCTTTTTGCTTAAAAACGAACATTCTCTTAATTGTTTCGTATCGTTAGCCTTAAAATTTCCCCTTCCCTTTCTCTATAAGTAAATTTACCGTATGAAATTATTAATCAAACTCATACGGTATGACAATCTTTGAACAAATCTTGGCAGGACTGCAACAGAAATTCGCTGGGGTGGACACTGCTATACTTACCCGAGTTGCCACAAAAAAGGCAGAGGGTATAACGGACGAGACGAAGGTAAACTCCATCGTGGAGGGTATCTCATTTCAAGACGTGTTGACTTCATACGGCGATTTCCGTGCTGGGGATGCTCGAATCACAGCGGTTGCAAACTATGAGAAGAAGCATAACCTTAAAGACGGTAGGCCAATCGAGAATCCGGAAGAAAAGAAAGACGAAAAGAAGGACGAGAAAAAAGACGAGGTACCTGCATGGGCCCAGGCTTTGATTGATTCTAACAAAAGTCTTTCTGAAAAGCTATCTATTTATGAAGCTGAGAAAGCGCAGGCGCAGCGCAATTCTCAGATTTCAGCAGTGGCTAAGAAGTACGGTATTCCCGAATTTATGTTGAAAGACCGCAACATTCCTGAGAATACGGACTTGGATACCTATTTCAAGGACATGAAGCAGGATATGTCTAACAACGGTTTTCAGTTCTCCAAAGCTCCTGAAACTGCCGAACAAAAACAGGAGAAGGAAGTAAGCGAGTTCGCCAAAATGATTGAGGCGGACACAAAATCTATTGTCGAACAACAAAACAAGTAATTTATGTCAGCAGGATTTAAGTACAACATTGAGCCTGAGCCGTCCATCGAGGAACGCTATGACGTTTCCACCGGTGTAAGACGTAGAGGCCCTTACAAGCTGGAGACGACCAACCTTGTCGCTGGTTCGTTTCTTCCATCCTTCACTCCGATTGCCGCTGATTTGGTAAAGAAAACCGCTCAGGTGGCCATCCGTGTAGAAGTCTATGAGAAATTTACCACCGGTTCCAATACCACTTTGAAGATCAAGAAAAACTCTTTGGCTTATGTGGGTATGCATCTAGGTAATGGTTCTCATGGAGCTACCATCAATAGTATTGACAAATCAAACAAAGCTTTCGATAAGTTGACGCTGTCTGCCGACTTTGGCGAAACATTGGAAGCTGGTACTGTACTCTATGAAGCTACAGCGGTAAGCGGCACAACTCCGAAAGTCATTGCTAACTCAGCCTTGTACGGAAGAGTACAAGTAGAAGAAGGCATTGTATTAGTTGCTCTTTTGATGCGAGCATTCGAGATTGAGCCTACCAAATTGGTTATGCCTTTCTCTGACATTGACAAGGCCAACATGCCGCATTTCCAGTTCAACGCTCCTGACGTTACTCAAGGTGGAAAGGCTGTAGTTGCCAAAGCGTCTTCCAGTCAAGATGGCTTGATGAGTAAAGAAGACAAAGCTAAATTGGATGGTATCGCATCCCAAGCCAACAAATTCACTTTGTCTGCAGCAACATCTTCTGCTCTCGGAGGTGTAAAGCAAGGTGTTAAAGTAGATGATGCTACTGGGCAGGAAGATGCACATACAAAATTGAATGCCCTTCTGGCATCTTTGAGAACAGCAGGTGTAATTGCAAGCAAATAAAGAAAGGAGGTAAAACATGATGCTAACTATTCATACTCTGTTTAATGACCCCAATATCGTAAACGCCGTTATCCAGCGCGTCCTTCAGACTCGTAAGGATACAATCTACTGGCAGCAGTATCTTGATTTCCGTAGAACGACTACCCGTGTGTTCAAGGACTACATCGGTCAGGTTACTGGAGTGATGGCCGGTTCTATTAACTCACGATACGGCGAGAAGCCTATCCGTGAACGCCGGAATATCGGTTCAGGATATGGTGAAATCGCTTATCTTGGCGATGCTTACCAGATTTCCATTGACCGCCTGTCCGAACTTCAGGACTTGATTGACAAGTTTAACGCAGCTAAACCTGCTGACCAGGTAGCAGCCATGCAGGAAATCGTGAATTTCATCTATGACGATTACCGCCAGGTACTTTTAGCAGCTCACAAGCGTATGGATATTATCGTAGGTTCACTTCTGATGACCGGAGAAGCAACAGTCAAGAACAAGGACGACAATGCCGGAGGTGTCGACCTTCTCAACATTGAATTGCCGTTCAAGTTCATCAAGCCTGATACTGGTGCGAAGACGAACTTCATCACCTACTTGCAGCAGCAGATTAATGCACTGAAAGCGGACTACGGTAATTTCCAGAAGATGATTATGTCACGAGGAACTTTCGTGAAGAATATCATCGGGTCGGCTGAGTTTGGTGACAAGTTCAAGATGCAGCTTACAGGAAATGAGATGTATCTTTCAACTGGTTTGATTACATCTCAACTGGCTTCCCAAGTATTCACTGGCATCGGGCTTCCGGCCATTGAAATCAAGGAAGATTACGTGAAAGACCAGACCGGGAAGAACGTGCAGATTTACGCAGACGACCGTATCACCTTGCTTCCGCAGGATAAGGTCGGTTATATGCGTTTCCACACTCCGTACGAAGCAGTGGACGGCGTACCTGGACGTAACTACACCCAGGCAGACGGTGATATGCTTATTTCCGGTTACAAGGACAAGAACGGTCGTTATTTGGAATACACTGCAGAGTGGATTCCGCAGATTACGAACCCGAACCTGATTGTGAATTTCGATTTGTCAACCATGAACGCATGACAGTAAACGACTACATATCACAGAAGTTTCAGACCTTCGGCATCAACTTGTCGGAGGCTGACCTTTTGGAGATAAGTTTGTCTTCAGAAGTAAGCGGAGAGGATGAGATGGGCCCGTCAAACATCGGACTTGTTTCAGTGGCTATGGCGAAGTTCATCCCCTCTCTATTACTCCGTGCCACTTCCATCAGTGAGAACGGTTTCTCTATGTCATGGGATACAAAAGGCGTAAAGGAATACTATTCTTTCTTGTGCAAGAAGTATGGTCTTGAAGACACGCTGTCAGATAAACCTAAAGTCAGATTCCTATGATATTTGCTCCACATACATTACAGGTTAAGGTCTTTACTCCGATGGAAACAGACGAGTTCGGCCGGCCCATTCCCGGAACCGGTGGAGAAAGCTGGCAGGACGTATGTAAGTGCCGGTGCGACGATAACTCAACCAAGGAGTTTACTTCGGAGAATGGCAAGGTGTACCGACCGAACTATCACGTAGTCTGTGAGAAGAAAACCTCACTGAAGGCTGGTGATGAGGTCAGATGTATGGATGGCGATAATATCCGTGGAACTGGCAAGGTTTACATGGTGAAGAATACAAACTATTTTGGTTACTCAGAGATATGGCTGTAAAATTTGATTTTTCGGACGTGGATAGCTTTTTCGAACAAGGCTATGCCGAGGTAAAAGCTGTTGAGGGTAAAGTCGGCAAGGAAGCTGTCGACTACGCTGTAAAGAACGGCAATTATCAGAATCAGACTGGCACACTCCGTAAGTCAAACAAGTATTCAGTTCAGGATGACGGTTTGGAGTTAAGGAATGAAGCCGAATACGCTTCTTTCGTGGAATCCAAAGGCTATGAAGTATTGACTGGTGCAGCCCTATTTGCTGAGAAACGATTGAAGGAGGAAATAAAATGATAGTAACTACCGACATTGCGAACATACTTTACCGTGACTGCCAGTCTTTCGGAATTGACATCGTTCCTCACGGAAAGAAGCTGACAGGCGAATTGAAGTCCGAAAGGATTGTCATTCACTCTAAGAAACAGCAGCCGGGAACGTACTGGAAGAAATCCTTCGTTGAGGTGAATCTTTGCGTTCCTGACTTGAAAGAAGGTGAAGCTAACACCATCCGGCTGAACGAACTGGAGAAACAGGCGCAAAGTCTGTTTGACGGAGTGACCGGACGCTATGATGATACCACCTATCATTATTCTATCGAGTCAATCGGAACTGAGGAGGACACATCCTTAAAGTGTCACTATGTGAATGTAAGAATTTTGTTTGAAGTTTTAAATGTGAAATAATATGGCAGAATCAAAGAAAATCACAGCTGTAAATATCAAGAAACTTTGGTATGGCGAAACAAGTGCTATTTCTGCAGATGTTACGGGCCAGACCTTGCACACTCTTTTGCAAGGAGAAACACTGAAAGAAGTATCCAATATCCATCAGGATACGTGGACTTTTGAGGAAGCAGAGGCCAGCCGAACCAACTATAAGAACCAGCTTACTAATCAGACCTATCGCAGTGAAAAGGAAATGGGAGATGTCTCTGTGAACTTTACTATCGGTGAGTATGACTATCCGACAAAGAAGAATCTTATGGGTGGAGATGTCATCAATACCGACAAAGGTTGGAAGCGTACAAGGGGTAAGGTAAATATCGAGAAATGTATTGTGTTCATGACTGAAGATGACCAGTATTGCGTGATTCCCCGTGCTGACATAGGTGCCCGTGAATCAACAACGGATAAAGCCATCGGTATTCCTGTAAGTGCGGTTGAACTGGAACCTAAAGACACTGCTATTTCCCCTGAATACTGGTTCGATGCAGAAGAGGTGAAAGAAGCATGAACTGATGTAAAGGTCGTGGTAACGCCTTCTGATGCTACAGTCAAGCTGGACGGGCAAACGGTAAAGACCAAGAGGGTGAAATCTGGGACATCCGTTTCCTATGAGGTATCAAAAGTAGGCTACACCACCCAGTCTGGAAGCATATCTACTTCCATGTCTGATGCTTTCAAGAGCGTAGAGAAACAAATCACTCTTGTTCAAGAAAGCGGAGATTAGTTTTCAGGATTATTTACCGGGTGGGGCTTGTAGCTTCACCCTTTTTCTTTTAGTTATGAATCAAGGTGCAAAAATCATATCGGAAGCCATTACAGGTTTTGACTTCAAAACGGTTATGGTAGGTGGCAGAGCTTATACAGTTTTTCCTCCAACCATTCATAGGTTAGCCGGAGCCATATCTCATTTGTCGGGTGTAGAAGAAGCGGAAAGCCTGAAAGACGTGCTATTCTCGTTGGGTGAAAGCGAAGCATACAGTAAGGCTCTTTCTTGGCTGATAAGGGGTGATGAAAGCCTCAGTGAAGAACTTTCCAAAGGAACATACAAGGAAAATGTGGACGCTTTGGATGAAGCTCTTTCTATGATTGATTCAAAGGTTTTTCTGAAAGCTGTCAGCTTGGCGAGGAACGTAAGTCTGCTGGCAGCAAAACCGAAACCGTAGGAAATGACACCCTATTGGGGCAGATAGCATCGTTCATGGAAAATCTGCATCTGACCTATAAAGAAGTGGTTTACGAGATACCGTACAGAAATTTAGTATTAATGCAGCGTGATAAGCTCCATACCGTTACCGGAACGAAAGTTACGAAGGTGAAGGGTAAGGATATGGCTTCACGCAGAAGAAGAAATAAGAAATAAAATGGCTACACTATACTTTAAAGTCAGTTCAGACTATCAGGAAGTTATCCGTCTGAGGCAGGAATGCGAGAAGCTGGAAGCTCAGTTGAAGAAGATGGATGTAACCAAATACCCTACAGCTGCAAAGGCTTTAGAAACGCAACTGGCATCTGCTCGTCAACAGATGATGGGATTGGTGACAGAAGCGGCTAAAGCTGGTGCTGTGATGGAGAATGATTTGAAGAAAAAGCTTAATTCCGCGTCAAAGGCCTCCGATGAGCTGACAGAGGAAATCATCAAACAAAGGAAAATCATCCGTGATACGCAGGATGATGTCAGACGGCTGTCTGATGAATATTCAAAGATGGGTAAGTATTCTCCTAATTCAAAAGCTAAATTAGCTGAACTGAACCGGGCTAAAGCAGCCTTGAACGAGCAGAGATACTCCCTTGGCGAATTACAGGACCAGCAGGCCAGAAACAGGCTCGAAGTGAGGAAACTTACGAGAGAGTACAAGGAGTTTTCCAGTGGGACTAACAACGCTGATGAGATAGTAAAATCCCTTACGGATTCTTTAAAGCGTACAGCCGCTGAAATTGGTGGACTGGTGGCGATAAAGAAATTCGGCTCCGATGTGATTGAAGCAACCGGAAAGATGCAGCAGTTACAGGTAGCCCTTTCAACCATACTTCAGGACAAATCCAAGGCGGACCAGCTCATTGCCGATATTGTCCAGTTCGCGGCCAAAACACCGTTCAATCTTGACGATGTGGCGACCGGAGCAAAGCAGCTTTTGGCATACGGTTCCTCGGCCGATAATGTCGTGAATGAACTTTCCATGCTTGGAGATGTGGCTTCCGGATTGCAGATTCCTATCGGACAGCTTATTTATCTGTATGGAACATTGAGAACGCAAGGACGGGCCATGACAGTTGACATCCGTCAGTTCGCCGGACGAGGTATTCCAATCTACGAAGAACTGGCCAAGGTATTAGGAGTTTCCAAAGACCAGGTAGGTGAACTTGTGAAGGAAGGGAAGGTCGGATTTAAGGAAGTTGAACAGGCCTTCAAAAACATGACATCCGAGGGAGGAAAGTTTGCCAACCTTATGGAAAGTTCCGCCGGAACGTGGCCCCAGCGACTGTCGAATATCGAAGATACCCTCTTTCAGAAAATGAATGAATTCGGGAATAAGTATAAGGAGGTTTTCGAATTTGGTATCGGTACAGCAGAGGATTTGGTGGAAAGTCTTGATGATGTGTTGTCTGTAATGGGCGGACTGATTGCAGCTTACGGAACGTACAAGGCCGCGTTGATTACAGCAGCCGTAGCGCAGAAGGCGGTCGGATTCGTTGAAAGTATCCGTTTGATAGGAATGTACAGAAAGGAATTGGGGCTGGCCACCGCTGCACAGCAGGCTTTCAATCTGGCATCGAAATCGAATGTGTATGTCACCTTGTTGGCTGCGTTGGTAGGAATCGGTACGGCTATTTACATGTTCACCAAGAGAACCAATGAAGCCACTGCAGCGCAGGAGACACTGAATTCGGTGAACAAAAAGACCGATGAGGAATTTTCCAAGCAGGCGGCAACAGTTGACAGGTTGTCCGGCATATTGAAAAGTGAAACTTCATCCATTGACCAGAAGAAGAAAGCCTTGTCTGATTTGCAGACCATCATTCCTTCTTACAATGCCAGTCTTAATGAAGAGGGTCGACTGATAAACAACAACACTGAGGCCATTAAATCCTATCTTACGCAACTGGAAAAACAGATACGGATGAAGGCTGCTCAGGAAGAACTGGAGGAACTGTATCGCAAAAAACGGACTCAAGAAAAGCAGCAGAAAGTCGCTACGGAGAATTACAATGAGGCTAAATCTTTGTACAATTCATCTGTGACAATGACTGGAAGCGCATTACAAAACAGAGGAGTCAATACAGGTGTGGCCGTATTCTCTCAAAATAGTGCAGTAAACAATCAGCTCAAAGATAGTACGAATAAGGCCAAGAAAGAATTGGATTCCGTAAACAAGGAATTAGGCGAAACGGTTTCTGCCATCACTGAACTGGAAAAAGAAATTGAGAAATCGTCTTTATCCGATAATAAAGAATCCCCACAGTCTTCCATATCCAAAGAAGTAGAAAATGCCACCATACGTATCAAGACACTCAAACAAGAGATTGCCGACCTTCGTAGCGGAAAATTACAGGCAGAAGCCGGTAAAACCGTAGAATCTGCTATCAAGGCAAAGGAAAAAGAGTTGCAGAGTACAGAAAAAACCTTGGAAACACTTACTGGTATCAGCTACAAATCAGAAAACAAGAAGGTCGTAGATAGCCAGCAAAATCTTTCTGATGAACTTTTACAACTTATTAGGACCAATCAACAGAACGAAATTAACCTGATGGAAGAAGGTTCTGAAAAGAAGCGCAGACAGATTGAACTGGATTACCAGCGAGAAATCGATGAAATTAGGAAACAGCGCAAAAAATGGGAAGATGCGCAAGGAGGAAAGCTTACGTCTGAACAGCGGGAAGTATTAGGAAGTCGTGCGTCTAATGCCATGCAGTCACGTGAAAAAGGGCTGGTCGAAATTACGAAAGCCGAAAATCAGGCTGCAATCGAGGCTAATGAACGCTACCTGAAAAGCTACGGTACATTTATGCAGAAACGTGATGCAATCATAGCTGAGTACACCCGTAAAATCTCGGAAGCCACTACTCAGGGAGACAAGGACATACTCCAGAAAGAAATGGATAAAGCCCTCTCCTCTCTTGATCTTGAGAAGCTGAAACAGGGAATCAACTGGGAACTTATCTTCGGTGACTTGGACAAGGTATCCAAAAAGTCCCTGAACAAGGTAAAGCAGCAGCTTAGGGAGTTCAAGAACTCAGATGAATACAAGAACATGGCCGTTGACCAGAAGAAGGTCGTTGACGAGGCGTTGAGCAACATCCAGTCAACTCTTATCGATAAAGGAGGATTGCTGGCCGACCTACCCGAACAGTTAAGCGAATTGGCCAAGGCACAGGAAGAGCTGTCACAAGCTCAGGAGGAATACAACGAAGCCATGAGAAGCGGAACAGATGAACAGAAGGAAGCTGCCACGAAGAAACTGAATGATGCCCAGAAAAGACAGCAGAACGCTCAGGTCAATGTACAAAAGTCGACAGATAAAACGACAAGCAACCTTGTCACATTGTCGAACGTCATTACCCAGCTTGGTTCAAACTCTGAAATTTCCCTCTCTCAGGTCGGTGATTTGGCCGGAAATATAGTAGACATATTTGCAGAAGAGAGCGAGAAACTTGGAGGTATAATTGGAGCTGCATTTTCTCTTTTAGATGCCATCGGGACACAGGGGCTGGATGGTTTCATAGGTAACATATTCAGTAGTGTCTTTAAGTCTGTAGGTGGAATATGGGATACCCTGACTTTCGGAGGATTCAGCAAACTCTTCGGTATTGGAGGAAACGAAAAAGAGGTGCAGGATACCATCAACAGACTCACGGACAGAAACGAAAAGCTGCAGTCTGCCATCGAATCCCTTACGGAAGAAATGAAGTCCAGCAAGGGAAGCGAGAAATCCGTAGCAGAGTACAATAAAGCCATCAAGTATCAGGAGGAATACAACAAGAATGTTCTTGCAAAAGCGCAGGCTAATGCTGGCTATCACAGTAAACATCATAGCTGGGCCTATTACATGGGCTGGTCGGAAAGTGACATACAATGGATTCGGGAAAATGTCATGGCAGAGTTCACAAGTACAGATTCCTTGTGGCAGATGTCGCCGGAGCAGATGGACTTATTACGTCAGAATGTAGACTTGTGGCAGAAAATGGCCGATTCAGGGAAAGGAGGCTATGGAAATGCTGTCGTTGATGCACTAGGTGAATATGCAGATCTGGCTGGAAACCTCGAAGAACTGAAAGAGGGTCTTTTCGAACAGCTTACCGGAATAAGTTTTGATTCCATGTATGACAGTTTCATCGATACTCTCATGGATATGGATGCCTCGGCGGAAGATTTTGCGGATAACCTATCCGAATACTTTATGCGTGCCATGCTTTCAGATAAAATCGGTAACATGTACAGCCAGAAGCTGGAAGACTGGTGGAACAGATTCGGTGAAAGTATGAAGGACGGAAACCTGAGTGAGAGTGAACGTAATTCACTCCAAAACGAATATATGGGGTACGTGAATGAAGCATTGAAACTACGGGATGAACTTGCCGCAGCTACCGGATACGACAAGGCTGGCAGCAGTTCCCAGCAGTCGGCCTCCAGCCGCGGATTCGGTACGGAAATGACGCACGAGGATGCCGGAGAACTGAGCGGTCGGTTCACTGCCGTGTATGAGTCCAATCTTAGGATAGAGACAGCAGAGCAGCAACAGACAGTAGCCATTACCGAACTGCGAGGCTCCATCAGTGCCTTGACATCACAAGTGACCGGCCTATACAACATCGCCGACGAGACACGTACCATCCTGGCCAATTCCTATTTGGAGTTACAGCAAATCAGAGAGAATACTGAAGACTCAGCCAAATACTTGAAAGATATTAAGGCTGACATCGCCGAAGTGAAACGTAATACAGCAAGACT